ATATCCTTGAGTCATTTGAAATGTCTATGGGTGACCGTTGTTATTTAAAAGAGGATGACTTGTCCAAATATATTAATTATGCAAGAACATTTAAACCAAAACTCAATGATGATGCAAAAAAAACACTTTTGGATATTTATGAAAAGATGAGAAATGTTAGTTCAAAGAGTGACATTCCAATAGGTACAAGACAGTTGGAAGCAATAGTAAGACTTAGCATGGCATATGCAAAGTTACATTTCAAAGAAGAGGTTGATAAGAATGACATTAATATAATAAGAATTTTACTTGAAAAACAATACGAGTCATTTGGAAGCAGTATCAGTCAAGGTGGTGTACAGACACAGATATTTGTAGACGGTAAATCTGTAAAGGAACATGATGTATTAACTGTATGGAACTCTTGTAAAAATATAGAAGGCAATGTAAGACTAAGAGAATTTGAGAAAGCATTGATAGACAGTGGTATGACCAAAGAAAAGGCAGAGTCAACTATATCAAAGTGGGAAAATAACAATGCCATCAAACTCAATGGTGACGGCACATATACAAGAATATAGTAAGATTAATATTGAAGTAAAATTATTAGGTTACTGTGATGGTTGTTGAAGACGACTCTATCGAGTCAGATAATACACTGGAAGAAACTCAGACTCCCACGGAAACAACGGAGATAGCAGCAGTTGATCTAGAATTGGGGGTAGATCAGCTTAAAGGTGTAGGTTCTGTTACTCAGAAAAAATTAGAGACCTTCGGTGTAACCTCACTCATAGACCTTTGTATTAGAGGTGCTCAAGAAATCAAGGAAATTACTGGTGTTGCTAAACCAACTTGTGATTCTTGGGTGTTTCAATCACAAAAACTGTTAGAAGATAACGGTCTTATTAGAAAAAGTGATATGAGTACAAACGAACTATGGGAATATCAGAAAGCATATCCTGTCATTTCAACAAAATGTGATGAAGTTGACAACCTGATTAGTGGTGGCGTAAGACCAGAAGCAACATATGAGGTATATGGAGAATTTGGAGCAGGAAAGACACAGTTTTGTAACTCTCTTACAGTTGAGACAATCCATGATGGAAACAATGTCATTTGGATAGACTGTGAAGATACATTCAAACCAAATAGAATTGCTGAGATGTTAAAGGCAAGAGAGTATGCAGAAAACGACGAAGAGGTAGGTGAACATCTTAATCAAATTACCTACCTATACTGCCCAAATACAGAACAACTAATGGGAACAATCAATGGTCTTAGTAAGATATTGGATGATAAAAAACCTAAACTTGTAATATTAGACGGAGCAATAGGACAGTTCAGAGAAGAGTATCTAGGAAGAGGAACATTAGCAGAAAGACAAATGCAGATAGCAAGATTAATGAGTCATATTAAGAATATATCTTTTTATTTTAGATGTGCTGTAGTATTTACAAACCAAGTACAGAGTGATCCAAGCATGATGTTTGGTGATCCTATAAAACCAATAGGTGGAAATGTGGTAGCACATGCAAGTACATACAGATTATACTTTAAGAAGAGTGGAAAGAAAAGACTAGCAAGAATGATAGATTCACCTGAGCATGCTATGGCAGATGCTGAATATATTTTAGATTCTAAAGGCATGTCCAATGTCGAATAAGAAAGAAGAAAGTGAAAAACTTAAAAGAAAAATTGCTTCAAAAAAACAATTCGATTTAAAATGCAAAGTTTGCCACAAAAAATATGGAAAATTTTTTACCTTTCATCACAAGCAGTACATTGAGGGAGAGAAGATATACAAGGACTTTAAGACAACCTATGACTACAACCTATACATATTGCCAATAGTTGACAAAGATCCCAACCGTTTTGCCCTCCTTTGCAAGGGTCATCACACACTTGTAGAGAAACTCAAGCGATTCAAGTTGGATAAATTAGAAAGATTATTCAAAGTAGTAAAGGAGAGTAAATAATGGAAATAATAGGACAGGGAGAGGTAGCTGCATTAGAGATAATCAAAGATATGTTTGGTAATAGTTGTGATTATTTGACACAAGTAAAGTTATCTGATATGGTTTCTCCTGAATATCTTGAAACATTTAGTGATAGACAGTTAAAAGAAACAATAGATATAGTAGTTGTTACATTATTTGAATATCTAGCAATAAGAGTACAGGACAAACATCATTCCAGTTCAAGAATGGCTACCATTGATAATATACAAAAACTCATGTTAGAATGGAATGGGTGGAAAGTGATAGATGTTTGGCATTATGAATGTAAAGAACTTTGGAAGGATAAGGTCAATAAAAAATCAAGATTAGAGTTAGAATTGGCTATAAAAGAGTCAAGTATAGATTAAGTTTATATATGTGTAATATTAACAATCTGAGTGTACAGAAATTCTTACCAAATAACAGAAGATATTTTAGATACTGTATCACATAGTGGCTTACAAGGTATCCCAATCACTCCATTAATAAGAAAATCTAACCTATCACATAAAAGAATGGTTGGATTTATTAATAAACTAACACAGTCAAATCTAGTAAATAAGATAGAAACAAATGGAAAAATAACGTTTATTATAACAGAAAAAGGGCGAGTTTATCTTGGTGAATATAAGAAATTCTCAAATATTGCTGAGACTTTTGGTCTCGAACTGTAATGTATAAATATTACTTGCTATAATATAAAATATGATTTATCCTTCATGTAAAGATAAGAAACATTTTCAATGTCCTACTCAATATGCTGGACTAGAACCATGTAAATGTCCTTGTCATAATCCAATAGGTAGTGGATAATGAGATGCAAGATCTGTCATAAAGCGTTCAAGTCATGTGGTTGTACAGGAAAACATTGTTGGGAATCAACACAGCAATGCTTTAGTTGTCATTACATGGGAATTAATCAAAATATGACTAAAAGTATTAAGATATGAAGTGTCAACGTTGTAATGAGGATATGGATAAAATGACTGTATGTCATCAAATATGTCCTAATTGTGGAGCAGTAGTAGATTGTTCTGATGGGGTATTTGAGTAAGAAAAATATTAAATATTACATATATGTATATTTTACATGACAAGAACTATTAGAAAACGTAATAGTAAACACCCTACAAGGGATGGTAATCATAATCCAGTATGTAAAGACCCTGATAATTGTGAGGACTGTAAATGAAACTAACTAAGGATAGATTCACCAACTGGGAAGATATAGATGAGGATTATGATATTCTATTAGATGATGAATTAATCATAAGTATAAAACCAGAAGAAAGAAGTAGGGATATAGCAGATTACATACTGTTAATTCAGGAAAAAGCAGAAAAATATGATTTTACGGTGGGTAATAAATAATGGATAGAAGATGCAAGATAAAGATATGTGCCTATGGCTCATGCAGGGTAGAATTTTATGGTAAAGGAACTCCTGGAGCAGGGATGCAATTATACTGTTTACCACATAGAGCAGTAGTTAGAAAGGCCACACATAAAAGATATAGAGAGAGAATCAAAGGCGAGATAGCAAAACGTAATGCTGCATACAGAGCAAGAAAACGTTTAAATAAAGCAAATATTAACACTATACAATGATTGGAAAAGAAAAGGGTGCTGAAGATAAGTGTCCTTCCTGTAAAGGAACTTTGGTATGCAGAGAAGTTGAATACAAAGGGGAATCAAAACTTCAATGGCAATACAAAGATAAAGAAGTGGCTCATTTTAGTTACGACTTTAAGACAGGAAAAACAGCTTGTAAGGAATCTTCCGATGTTCCAAAGACAAGCAATTCTTCAGTAGCCACAGATACATTGAATCTTGACAAGATATCAATACCAGGTGATCAGATAGCCTCAATCACAAGTGCCACAGTAGAGGGTGTAGAACGTATGTTAATCGTACTTGCTGCAACTCAAAAGGTATGTGGAAACGTAGGCATTACTCACCCAGCAACGATTGGTATGATATTCAATCAAGTGTGTGAAAACAGACGAGATACTGTATAAAAGTTTAGATAACTTTATATACTATTTCTACTTTTTTCTTTATATAGTGTCAGAACGCAGAGATTTAATAGATGCAATTTCAAAAATATCAGATGGGTTGGATAAGGAATTAAAACCACTTATACAAAAACTGGCTAAAAACATAGGGGATAATATAAAACACCCTGAAATTATAAATATGTGTAAGATCTTGGGTATTGCTGATCCTGAACTTAAAGATGTGTCAAGCATACTACAAAGGCTACGAAAGACTCATAATTGGTCATTTAGTAGAAATAGTGTTATACGCTGTGTACAGGTAGAGTATAAAAGGGATTATGATGGTGTAGAAAAGAAGGAAGGATATGAAAACCCTGTAAGGATAAACGATAACATGATCTCAGAGGAGAACTTTGAGAAGATTGAATCATTGCTAAAGAAATACAAGAAAAGCATAACACCTGCAAAGGATATTATAACTAAAGCACGCAAGGAGGACATGGAGAACTATACATGGAAGTGTCATGTTGCAAACGAGCTGGCCCTGCTTGCAATCAAGATGGAGAATGATCACGAGACAAAACACCAGGAAGAATTATGTAAGGAATATGCAAAGCGTGCCAAAATGGTTAGGGATTCAAGATTCGCCACAGATGCTAATAGTTATGAGGCTATCATACTGGCCTGCAATTCTACACAAAGTCTAAAGAACAGTATAAAAGGTGAGTGGGAGTTTAAAACAGTATGGGAAGTTAAAAATGATGAGGATAAATGTAGGGAATGTATAAGGGATCAATGCAGAGCAACCAACTGTAACCATGAATGTCACAGGGTAGTTAGACCAATGACCACCAAAGGTCTAAAGTATGCCATTAAAACCAACAAGGATCTAGCAGATCTTGATAATCACGTTAAAAGACTTACGACAATAGACAACGACATATGCAGGATAGGCAAGATGTTACTT